TCCTTTATCAATTAATAGTTTTTGTAGCTTCAAAACATTTAAAGCTATTGAAGCTACGGCATTAGTATTATTTAGAGCATTAAACACATCTTGAACCTCCTGAGTTGATAAATTTGTGGCATTAGTAATTAAAGTTTGAATTGCTATTTTTTCGTTTTCTATTGCTATTAATTTGTTAGCAAGTTCACTACTAAGTAAGTCTGCTTCTGTTTTAGATGGTATTGTGGAGACTAAATGTTCAATATCATCTTTTACTTGAGTCTCTTTTATTGTAATATTTCCTATAGCACTATCTTTTGCAGTTGTAATAGCACCAGTTGAACTTAGTTCTTGAGATTGAATGCTATCAAGTGCATTTTGTGCAGCTTGAGAAATGTTTGCGCTAGCCGATGATATTGCCTCTAGTGTTGATGTTTTGGCTTGATCTATTAGGCTAAGTGCATCATCTTTTAACTTTGTGATTTGAGTGATTTTATTATTAGTAAAATCATTGACTAACTCTGTCAATTCGTCTTGAAAACCAGACAATTCCGTAATAAATGTTGGGATGGCACGTGCAAAATTAATTAGTTTTGTAAATGCTGTATCTATAGTTGAAAGAAAATTGGCATCGGTTACTTTTGGTATGTCATCTACTGGGTCAAATGGTGTAAAATTCATTATACTAATCCTTCTATTGAGATTTCTATTGTTGTGATTTTTTCAGGAACTGCGGTTGCATTTCTTACTTTTCCGTAAGTTGTCATTTCAGGTGTTAATCCATCATCTCCTAAAATAAGTAAAGCTTTATCTCTAATTGATTTTAAGTGATTTATTGTAGGTGCTACCATTTCACGTGAGCATTGAATATTAAATTCAAGCATATCAGCCACATAGCCCTGTACTTCAGTTACAAACGAGCCATCAGGATTTCGTTCGCTTCTTGTGTAATTTTCAAAACCTATATTTGCATCTCTTTGAGTTATGCCTACTTTTTTAGCCTCTCCAGCTATGAACATTCCAATCTCTACTGTATTAGCTGGATTTCTAACTGTTATCTCAAGAGTAGAATTAAATGTAAATGGCAATAACTGAATGAATTTATCATTAAAGCTAAAGCGACCTCTTAGGTAGTCGTACCAAGTTGTTAGGCTATTTACCATAAGGCTAACATCATCAGTTGCAATTATTTCAGCTCCACTTTTTAGAGTATATTTGATGCTACTAGCTTTAAGATTTAAAAGAGCAAAGGCATCCATAGAGCTACTGTCTATTGTAAAAGTTATCTCATTTGCGAAACTGCCAAATGTGTGTAAAAAACCATCTGTTATATAGCCCCATTGCACAGCATCAATAGAAGTTGTTACATTTAATGTTTGAGGATTTACATAGATCATATTAAACCTCCAGCTTTAAGCTCTATTGTTTTTAAGCGGATAAGTTCAGATGTTGCAGAGTACTCTTTTCTTTCAAACTTTAGGTTTTGATCAAAAAGATAAATCATACGGTCGAACTTATTTTCAATTCGCTTCATGCGAGCTTGCATCTTTTTATCTTCTATGACTTCATGAAAACGATTAAGTGGAATAATCGCTTCATCTCCAGCTTCACCAAAAACTCCAAGAGTTGCTTTAGTGGCAATTCCACCTTCTGCGAATGCGTGGATTTGCGGAGCCATGTTAAGAGGGGTTTGATTGCTTATTATGTCTAATGATGGTTGAAATTTTCCAACAGAAATATCTGTAATTGACATAACCATATTTTTAAGAACATCTTTAATGTGATCAATAATATATTGAAAAATACGTGCTGGGTTTTTGAAAAAGCTTGTTAAATATTCGAACTTATCACTTGACCAGCTAGACACATAATCTCCAACTTTAAAAAAGCCTTTTTTCATATTGTCAAATGATAATTGGTTCATATTTGTACCAAACTCACCATTTAAATCTGCAACATCAGTAATTTTATTAAATGCTTCTTTTGTACTTGAATATTTGCCATGAAGATTATCTACGATATCACTTGGAAATTTTTTAATTGTCTCCCATGCAGTTAAGTCAGATGTTGGTAGTGAACCTGTTTTAATAAGTGATGATACTGCACTTCCAGCTCCAGCTATCATTCCGCTTATCCCAGCACTTCCAAGGGCATCTTTTAAATTTCCACCACTAGCCAATGTCATACCAGCACTAGTTAAATCTGCTGTAAGCATTTCAGGAATTAATGCTGCACCCCATGGAGTCATAGCCATTCCAATTTGAGCTAAAAAACCAAGAGCTGGATTTTTCATTAATGGTTTGAGAACTGGGCTTGCTATTTTCCAAAGAACTTTACCAATTTTTGAAATTATTTTTTTTACAAAACTAAAAATCTTTTTAAATGGTTTAGCAATTTTGCCAAGTATCCCACCACCTTTAAGCCCAAACACTCCATCAGTCATTGAAAGTTGTGCGCTTTCAATGTTTGAACCACTAAGTCCACTTGGTGCGTGACCATTTGCAAAATTACCCAGTCTTGCACCACTTATTAACATGCTAACAATGTCACTATTTGCTTCAACTGCACTTCTTGGAATTACAGCTTCCCCCGGACTAATTAATGCAGGGATTGTGTCATTTCTAAGGTCATCACCATAAAAAGGAGAATTACCACTAACTACACCGTAGTTTCCATTTCCCCAAATTGTTCCCTCTGAAAATTTTAAAAATGGGATATCCACCTTAAAAAGTTTCTCTACAAAACCTTTTTCACTATTTTCCCAGCCATCAGCCCAACTATTGTTAAACACCATTGTTAAAGCATTTTTAGCCATGCTTACACCAAGGTCTTTTACACCATCTATGATGCTTCCTGTAGTCCCATCAAACGATGTCACAATATTTGCAAAACGGTTAGAAAAATCTATGCCTATTTTAGTGAGACCACCTTTACGAGAAGTAAGTGTGTCTGATAACCCTAATGTTTTTTCATTAATACTGTTTGTTAAAGAGCCAAAAGCCGTGTCAATTCCTGTAAAACCTAAACCATATTTTCTTCCAATTTCTGTAACAGAAGCATCATAAATTTTCTCTTGAGTTAAGGTTTCAGCTTTTGCTTTTTGACTCTTTTTTTCTTCTAAATCTGAATATTTTTTATAGGCAATATCACCAAGTGTCGCAAGTGCCTCGTTTTTCTTTTTTTCATTTTTAATAGTTTTATTAATCTCTTTGACCTGAGCATTAGTCCAGTCATTTAATTTTTCAACTTTTGTCTTAAAGTAGTCGTCATGCATTTTATTTAAATGTTTTAATAGTTCAGTTTCTGCTTTTTCTTGCTGTTTTAACATAGAATCATTAGCACGCTTAATTGCTTCAGATTTACGTTTAGTCTCTTTAATAGCATGGTCAGTTGCAGATGTTACAATTTTTTTACCATCACTTAGTAACTTCTGATATGTAGTTGTTCTTTTAATATTATCTTCAATTCTTTTAAGCAAGATTGCCTTTTTCTCAGCATCTAGTTTTTCATTTGCAATAATTGCTTTTTTAGCATCAAGCAAACCTTCAAGTGCAGATTTACTTTTGTTTAATGCCACACCTTGAGCTGTAACTGCTGAATTTAGATTTTTTGTTTTTTCTTCTGCATTTTCACTTTCACTTGAAAAATATGTATATGCAGCAGTAGCTGCTGTTAGTGCTATTCCTATTGGGTTAGCTTTTAAAAGATTTAATGCTCCACTTAATAGTCTTACTTTAGTTACAGCTCCTAAAGCTCCAGCGCCCATTCCAATAAATCCACTACTCATAGAAGTTAAAAAACCAATCCATGAGCTTACTCTCCAAACTGCAAAAGCAGCTCCAACTGTTTTGACTGCACTTACCATGCTTGAAATTGCACTTTTGTTTGTATCTATCCATGTTTTCATAGATTGCAAGGCAGATGATGCTGAATCTAACCAGCCTTTTAAATCTTCTTTCATTAAGTCAAATATAGAAAGGAGTACTCCCTCAGCTGCTGAACTAACAGAGTCCATTGAAGCACCAACACCGCTTCGCATAATCTCAGCCATATCGGTTGCTGCACCTTTTGCATTTTCTAATGAAGTTGTATAATTTTCAAGCCCAGTTTTACCCTCTTTAAGTAAAACAATAGCTCCACTCATTGCTTCAGTTCCAAAAATGTTTTTTAGGGCGTTAGCTTTAGCGGTTTGACTAAGACCCTGCATTTTAGAATTTAATATTCCAACAATATCGCTAAGTGGTCTAAGCTCTCCGTTTTTATTGGATAAATCACTAACGCTAATGCTAAGAGCATTTAGTGAATCTTTTGCTGTTTTTGTTGGTGCTGCTAAAGAGTTAAGCATAGTTCTCATTGTAGTACCTGCTTGCTCACCTTTAATCCCAGCATTAGAAAGTGACATAATTGATGCGGTTGCCTCTTCTAAACTAACACCTAATCCACTTGCAATTGGTGCAACGTATTTCATTGCATTTCCAAGCTCTGGAATATTAGTATTTGCGCTAGTTGTAGCTTTTGCCATGACATCAACAATTCTTGCGGTCTCTTCTGTATTCATTGAAAACCCGCTTAAGATATTTGAGGCAATATCTGAAGCTACCCCTAAATCTGTCATTCCTACAGTCGCTAAATCCATAACGCTATTAACTGAACCAAGTATCTGCTCAGTGTTAAAACCAGCCATAGATAAGAAGTCCATGCCCTCTGCAACTTGCTTACTTGAAAATTCAGTTGAGCTTCCTAGCTCTTTAGCTTTAGTTGTAAGTGCATCAAACTCAGTACTTGTTGCACCTGTTTTTGCTTTAACGCTAAGCATTGTACGTTCAAAGTCTGCACCAGTTGTAATAATAGAACGTAAAGCTTTTTCAAGACCAATACCTGCAAGTGCGCCAGCTGCTAAACTTTTAATAGATGGAAGAAAATTGTCAAATGACCTCTTTAATCCGTCTACACCTTTTTTAGCAGAATTACTTTTATTTTTTAAAGAGGAGAGTTTTTGATTAACAACTTCAAGCTTGCCCGTTTTAGCGTTAAAAGCTATTTGAATATTTAATGACTTTTGCATCAATCTCTCCTTTTTTATTAATTTATACGCTTTATGAGCAAAGCCCATAAAACTACTCTAACGCTGAGTTTTCTTCAGCAGAAAGCTCACGCATGGCAAAGCCATGACTTATTTAGTATCTTTTGTCTTTCAGTCTGTCTTAGTATCTTTCATCTGTTTCTTTAACGCAATTGCATCGTTTTGTAAAAGACTACAGACTTCAAAAACTTCTAACTCATCTAGTTCATACTTAAAACAATATTTTTCTATAAATCTATATTCAAGATTTGGAGATGTTAAAAAGCATCTTGCTATTAATATCTCTTCATCATCTTCTAAAAAAATAAAACCTTGCTCTAGTAAAAACTCTTTTTCTTCATCATCCTTTGCACTAATAGCCTCGCCCTCTGTAATAGTCTGCTTAACCCATGCACGGATGTTCTCTACTTTTTTACGCCTTCTGCCTGTACTAAATCATTCGCCCACTGAATAAACTCATACGCATCTGCATTATGAACAGCTTCAAGAAATTCTTTTTTAGTTTTAGGGTTTTCATGCGAAATATTACGCTCTAAGGCTTCATTCATTAAAATTAAACTTTTACCCTGTAAGCCATTTTCTAAAGCTGTAACTGCTTCAAGAGACTCTTTAGAGCTTGGTGCGGTATATGTAAACGTCTCTAATTTTTCGTTAACCTCAAAATCAAAATTAACCTGTTTACGCTTTGCTGTGAATACTTTATTTTGTTTATTTGCCATTTTTTACTTTCCTTTTGTAGATTATTTTTGTATGCGTTTTACTAACTATCAAACAGTTCTTATTAAAATTAGAACCAATGTGTGGATTATTTAATTCCATTTCAAGATAGATGAAATCTCCACTTACATGTGCCGTTGCCATCTTCCATAACCAAAAAGATAGATGACGATTTTTTGCTATTGTCTCTATCCAGTAGGTATCTAACCATGTTCTTCCTAGTCTGCTTTGTACAGCTGCAATACCGATAATTCTATTATCTGTGTCTTTAGCGATGTAACAGTGTTTAAAACTTAAATCATATACATCTTTGATACGTGCAGATTTTAAAATATCTTTTGGTATCTCACTAAGTGGACTTAGTTTATATATCAAGAAAATAATCCAGATAAAAGTTATCAGCTCCATTTATAGTGCGACATCTATAGTTTTTAGTGCAATTGAGTCTTCCCTCACTATCTTCTAGTGATGTTGCTTCGTTATATGTTGCTTTAGGAATTACAATACGATACTTTGGTTTTTTCGCTAAATTCACCATTAACAGTTCCATCTTAAAAGCTTTAGAAGCTATCAAATCATCAAATCCAGCTTTAGTGTCTTTAGTCATACGTGCGCCAATTTTAAGAGTTGGTGCAAAATCTGTAATGTCAAAACCGTTACTTTCAGAACTTTTATCTTGACTTATAACATTGCCCATATTAAGTTCAAAACTTTTAAGTCCAATGCTATTGCCATCTTCAGTTAGTACAGTTGCTAGACCTAAGACAATGAACTCATTAGCAGTTGCTAAAGATAATGAATTATCAGGTGCGGTTGCATCAAGCTCTATTGTTTTATTTAAACCAGCTGAACATGAAAAAGTACTATTAACACGTCCATCAATTTCACCTGTTAGTGTTAAGTTTGAAACTGCTCCAACGCCTTGAAAAGTTAAGCGTTTCATAACAACATCAATTGAAGCTTTTTTAGTTTGCGATAATGTTGGATAACGTCTTGTTCCAATTTGTGTATCTAAAGCATTCCAAGCTGAACCATCATAGCTTTGTACAGTTGAGCCATTAATCCAAATATCTCCACTTGCTGGGGTTGCTGGTGTTGTGGCACCATTAGTGATTGTTACAGTGCTACCATTAGCATAAGTACCATCTGTAACATATTTTAAAAATAGTTGTCTAACTTCAATACTTACATCAATTAAACCAGTTGCACTTTGGACTTGTACAGTTAAATTTGCTGTATCTACCCATATATTGCCGTTTACTGTAGCTGGGTCAGCGTCTGCAAAAATTACATCAATGTTAGAGCCACTTGCTACAATCAACGGTAAAACAAAGGCTTCATTTATAGGTGTTGATGCTAAAGAACAAATATCAAGCAAAGTTTCAATTGGTGCTATATCTGTTTGAAGTGAAGATTTAATCTCAATGGGTAATTTTGCAAAATCTGCACTAAATACCTCACTATCCATTCCACCCTCAAGCGATGATGGTTTAACATCAATCTTTGTATATTCTGATTTTGGAAGAACTTTTTCTTCAGTATATACATTTTTAGTTGGCGTAACATAGGCATCACTAGGTTGAGCTACGATTTTTACAGCACTTTTTGAAAGAATTGAATTAGCCATTATTTAGCACCTGTTACACGTTCAAGTAGATACTCTTGACCAAACTTTCTAGCAACATTTCTAAGCTCGTCATGTGTAATGTTTCCATCTTTATAAGACAGATAAGCCTCTCTTACTTCTGGTTTGGCATTTTTATATGCTTTAACTGCTGTCGATGTAACTTTTTTGACATATTCAATTTCACCTTCTGTACAACCATTAAATATAGTTATTATTACAGCCAATCCTGTAATCATCATTAAATTTTTTTTAATACTTGTCATAATCTCGCTCCTGTTTTGAAATTAAAGAATTTAGCACCATGACGGCGCACCTCAAGGTAGTAAACAAATGCCCAAAATTCATAATATATGCGTTTAAAACCTTTTGCTTCAGAACGTACAATTGATTTTTTCATTCCCTCATAAAACTTTTTGTCCAGTTGCTTACGTCTAATTTTATTACCACCATACGCATAGCCCCAATCGTGTTCACCACAATCCTCGCCAAAAATAAACTTTGGAGGATTAATAAGTGAGCCACTGCCACCACATCCATTTGCAACCAACATTTTTTCAATAGTACTTAGTTGTGAGTATGGTTTGTACAGCTCATTTAATAGATTCTCTTTTATAGAGTTTAAATCATTTTGAGTAATACTTTGAATACTATTTTTCATGTCTTTATGAAAACGCTCCATTAAGTTGTCAATATCTTCTTGTTTTACTTTTCTTAAATCAATCATTTATGGTTCCTTTCTCTTAAGATGAATAAGAATTTTATTAAGCGAATTATCCATACGCTTCATTTGTTCGTTAAGATTGTCAAATTGCGCGGTAAATAATTCTTTAGAAACATATTTTGCGTCTGCCATGTCTCTACGAAGTCTTTCAGTTACAGCTTGTCTGATAGTACGAATATCAGTTACACATTTTTCAATAGACTTTTTATTTTCTTCAATTGCTAGTTTGTCATGTTCAACTTGCCCTTGAAGTGTCGCAAATGTTGCTACTAGTAAAATAAATCCAAATACTGCTTGAGAATATTGTTCAACTAACTTATTCATCAATCTAATCCCACTTCTGCTTCAACTAAAAGCATCTCTTCAGGGTGCGTACCATTAAGACGAGGTTCACTTCCAATAGGATTTAAACCAGCTCCTTTAATTCGTTCTTCAACTATTGCCCTGAAAATATCTTCATTCACTAATTCACCATAAACCAAAATAACGCCAAGAATAATCACCCACCTTGCATCATTTACACGCTTGCGACGGTGGCGAACTATCTTAAAGTTATTCGTATGAGCTGAAACTATTGCTTGTAATACAACTTCAGGCTCACTCTCATTTATGTAGCGTCCCATGCTAATTCCTCATTTCCTGTTGTATCACTTGGCATTGCACTATCTGCTCTATCTAAGCAGTACTCTTGAAACTGTTTTAAATCTTTAAATGTCTGAAGCGTCTCATCCATTTCATTTACATTCTTTTGAAGTAAAAGCCAAAGAGCAGGAGAGACGTAATAAATAGTTCTCCAGCCAACAGCTTCAAGTTCTTGCGTGCCATCTTCAAACGTTACATCTTTTGTATCAAACAAAGCACGGTTAAGATGAGGCTCAATTGCCTCATCACTTAAATCTGCTAGTGCTAAAAGAGTACGAACGTCTGTTACTGTTGTCATATTAAGAAACAGTTACTGAAATATTTTTAGTGTTAATACCATCTGTTACGCTTATAATCGTAGTTCCAGCACTTACACCTGTAACGCTTATAACACCAGTTGTTGTGTTATATGAAACCGTCGCAATTGATTCATCTGCTGAACTTACAGTTACAGCAGCAATTCCGCCCTCAGCACCAGTTACTGTTCTTGTACTAGTTGCTGTTCCTGTGATTGAAACTGAATAAGATGTAATTACAAGCGGTGCTGCTTCTGAGCCATGAACTACAAATTTAGGCACTGCGATGTCATAATCGTTTGAAACATCAAAGGTATATTCAACAGCACGTTTTCTAGCATTCCAAACTCTATCGCGACTCATTTCGCCAGAAACACCTAAAACAAGATTTTTAAGTGGAGTAAGCATAAATACTCCTCTTGGCATTTTGTTATTTACCTCAAAGCTATAACCACCATAACCTTTAGCAGCTGCTTCCATAATCAGTGCAGCGTTATTTGTTGATGCTCCAACTTCAGACGCATATTTAATGACATCTTTTCTATGAATGAAAATTACGGCATCTTCTGGCATATCATCAGCTGCTGCTTGAACTAAACGCTCTAGCTTTTGAACCATCGTACCATCAACAGAATATTTACTTTTTACTGTATCTGCTTCTGTCTGAGCTAGATATATCCAACCTTTGTTAAGTTCATTAAATTTTGTATTTGCATAATCATCAGCTACGCCATCAAATCCAAGCTTAACCATTTCATTACCAAATTTAATAGAGAAACGTTCATCTAACCAACCTGTAAGATTTGGACGCCATTGGTTACTTAAAATTGTGCTTCTTGTAAGATCTGCAAAAAGTTGAGCAGGAAGAGCAGTTAATGTGCGACCAGCATTACTAATTTGCTTTTTCTGTGCTTCAGTTGGTTCAGCCCCCTCAGCTACACGAACTAAAATTCCATTTGCCATATCCCAAACGTCATACTCGCTACTTAAGCTATCCATGTGTATAACAGATATACGGCTTAAAAATGAACTTTGAGATTGAATTAAATCAATCATTAATGATGCACGACGTGGTGTTATAGTTCCACTAACACTTAATTGTTCAGGTGTAATTGCACCTTTAGCAAATTTAACTAAGTCATTTTCACTATCGTTATTTTCATCACCATCACTAGCATCAAGACTTTTTACCATCTTCTGCATATCATCAACACTAAACTCACCACTTGCAATTGCTCCAGCAGCTGCTAAACTTAAAAATTTCAACATATCATTCATTATGCGAATACTCCCTCATTTTGTTTTTTTACACCTTTTTTAGATGCTGGTGTTTCATCTTGATTTGACTTTTTAAGACTCTCTTCTAAATTGCTTACACGTTTTTCAAGAGTCTCTTTTTCTTCTTTTAAAGAAGCGTTTTGTTTAGATAGCTCTTCGTTTTGAGCATTCATTTCCTTAACCGTTTTTTGTAGAGGCTCTAATGTGGATTTAATTGCCTCAATTGATTTTCTAAAATCTTCTGCTCCTTTAATCTCATCACCTCCTTGCGACGTTTTGAAACTTGACTGAATATCTTTTAAAATGCTAAGAACTCCATCAGTCATTTTTTTAACTGAAGAGGTATCATCATCAGATTTTTGAACTTCTGTTTTTTGTGCAGAACCAGCCATAGATAAACCTGCTATCTCTCCACTAGCTACAGCTTTTTTTAGGCTTTCGCTCTCAAGCTTTATTGCAACTGCCCAAGTGCCAACAGGCTCATTTGGAAACATTGCATCATTTGCTTTTGTAAGCCAAGTCTCTGCAACATAAGCATCTTCGTTTTTAAAGCTATGATTTTTATCAACGTTGTGACCATTTAGTTGTTTCATAAAGTCATAAGCTGCAATTTCTATGTCTTCAGCTTTGGCAAAATCACCTTGACTATCTACCTTGTCAGGTGCGTAAACAACACCGTAGACAATTCCTTTTTTCTCATCGAATTTTATGAGCTTTACCTCTTTTGTGTGAGTAGGTGCATTTGTTGCAGATTTATAGATAATCTCAGCTCCGTTTGCGCCTGCTTTCACTAAAGAGATATGAGTAACTATAATTTTCTTTAGCTGTTTTGGCATCAGTTCCCTTTTTATTTGGTTTATACGCTATATGAGCAAAGCCCTTATAGCTACGCTAACGCTGAGTTTTCTTCGGCAGAAAGCCCACGCATGGCAAAGCCATGACTTAGTGTTTTTCCAGCTTTTACATCTTTGTGTTTTTGCTGTTGTCATTGTAGGACTTTACGCGCGCAAGACCACTACAGATAAGTTTTATTTGGATAAAGCTTGAAAAATCTTTTAATAAACTTCATTCAAGCAAAATTAGATTTGAAAGTTGATAATGGGAAATAATGAATACGTACCAGCACACGAAGTAGTAGCTAAAGGTGTAGATACCAAGCAGTACTTAGATGAGACTGACTATCTACATGATGGTTTAGTCCAACCATTTTTTAGCTTTGATGAAATGCTCTTCTTTTACTATTCTAATGTATATCATAGAAGATGCCTAAGCATTAAAGCTAGAATGCTTTCACAATTTAAAGAGAGTGATTTAAAAAAACATTTACCAGCTGGCATGGGTGTTAGAAGGTTTTTAAATGCTTTAAATTTAGATTTAGGAATTTATGGAAACTACTTTATTGAACAAGCTGGAGTACCTTCTAACTATTCACTTTTTCATCTACCAGCATTCCAAGCTAGACTAAACACTAAAAGAGAAATTTACCAAGTTCAAAGATGGAACAAAAAGCAAAAGCTCGAGGGCTTTCATATGAGCACTCATAGCCCAAGAAGTAGATTTTACGGCGAACCTGATTATCTTGCGGTACTTAAACAAATCTCAGTAACGGCTAAAGCAGATACTTACAATGAAAAATTTTTTGATAATGGCGGACGTCCTGATTTAGCTCTGATTTTTGAAAATGCAATTCCATCAAAAGAAGTTCGTCAATCTTTCATGACATTTTTTAAAGATAACTTTGGTGGTGGCGTTGAAAACGTGCATAAAGCCTTGATGCTCTGGACTGGTAAAGACCCTGAAAATAAATCTCATATCAAATTTGAAAAGTTAAGTGAAATTACGGATTTAAGTTTTAAAGACTTGAAATACATCAACCGTGATGAAATCATAACAGCACATGGAACACCACCACGACTTGTAGGAATTGTAACGAGCGGACAATTAGGTTCAAGTCGTGAGTTAATCGACCAACTTCATGCCTACAACGAAATGGAGATTAAACCCCAACAGACTTTAATTGATGAGTTTTTTGATTCCATTGACATTAAACATGAGAGTAAACCAATAGATGTAACAAATTTTAAAGATGATAGCGACCTCATTACAGGTTTAGTCCAAGCTGGGATAATTGAAGTGCAAGAAGCACGTGAAATCTTGCAATGGAGCAAAAATATCTAAATGAGAGTTAGTAGTAAATCGTCTTGCTATTCAGCGACTATTCAACTCGCTTCAAAAAGCAAAAACTATTTTTATGAATGGTAATCGTCGAATTTATAAAAAAAGAGCTTCACGGGGCTTATTTGAGTGATTTTTAAAAAGGTACAAAATGGCATACAAAAAAGAGATAATTAAACAGGCTCTACAACTCAATCATGCTGGAGTTCCAATTGAAGAAATTTGTAAAGAGCTTGGCATTAAAAGCCATACAACTGTTAATCGCTGGATAGCTAAAAAACCATCTGTAAAAACAAAAGATTCTATTGAGAATTTAAAAAAGCAAATTGACACTTTAAGTAAAAGAACTCCAACTGAGGCAGTAACTAGAAAAATAGCTATGCTTTCTCACGCAATAGAGAGACTTAACCGCTTAAAAAAGAATGAAGAACCTAAACAGCCAAAACGAGTACCTACAATCAAACATGAAGCTTACGCGCAAGAGTTACGAGAAAAAGCACTGCATCCTGATTATGGACTTCGTGAGTATCAAAAAGAGTTCTTACTCTCAGATAATCAATTCCGTCTTGTACTAAAAGCTCGTCAAATTGGTTTTTCATATGTTGCTGGACTTGAAGCTTTAATTGCAGCTGCTGGTGGACGTGACCAACTCTTTTTATCTGCATCAGAAGAACAGGCTTTAATTTTAATGAAGTATGTACAAATTCATGCAGACAAATTAGGTGTTGAAGTTAGTGGAAGTGCTAAAGAGCTTAAGGTTAATGGCATGGGAACTATTAAAGCAATGGCTCATAACTTTAGAACTGTACAAGGTTTTACAGGTGATGTGTGGATGGATGAATTTGCTTGGTATGCAAACCCTGAAAAGATTTGGCTTGCATTTGTTCCATCTATTGGAGCAATTAAAGGAAGACTTACAATTATGAGTACTCCTTTTGAAGAGGAAAGTTTGTTTTATGATTTAGTTCATAAAACTGATAAATACTTCATGTTTGAAAGATTTAACATTGACATCTACAGAGCCATTGAAGATGGTCTTGTATTTGATTTAGAAGTTATGCGTGCGCTGTTTGATGAAGACACTTGGGCAACTGCTTATGAGTGTCAATTTGTAGATGATGAGAGTAGCTTTTTCCCAATTTCTCTTATTAAGTCTTGTGTTGATGTTACACAAGAGGGTTATTATATGCCTGACGCGGCATCATTTTTGCGTTCTGGTTATGATATTGGACGCAAGAAAGACAGAAGTGCCTTAGCTTCACTTGAGCCTCAAAATGGATCATATAGTCTTGCAATTTTAGATGTTCTTACAAAAGCTACATTTGCCACACAAAAGACACATCTGTTTGACCACCTAAAACTATTCAAAAATTCTACTATTAAAATAGACATGACAGGTATCGGTATGAACTTAGCAGAAGATATAGAAGCAAAATACCCAGATCGAGCGGAGGGTGTCTACTTTACTGCAACTTCTAAAGAGCTGATGGTTCTAAATCTTAAAAAGATGTTTGAAGACGCGAAAATCAGCATACCAAACGACCCTAGCTTAATTTCAGACATTCATGCCATCAAGCGTAAAGCGGGGCAAAAACGAATGCTTTATGATGCTGATAGAAACGCTTATGGTCATGCTGATAGGTTCTGGGCATTAGCTTTAGCTGCTAAAGAGTTGGACTTTTTTAAGCCTAGTGGGCAAGAAGAAGATGATGATATGGGGGCTTTGATTGCGTAAATTTAATTTAGGATATTAAAATTTATAACTAGGGCAGACACGACCACTCAACCAGACTAAACACAAGGTTCTATTAAGCTTATACTTTTTAGTGTCGGTAGTATGTGGAGTATGTTTGGTTTATTTTAATAGCCAAAAGCCTTGGAATGCTTGCATTTGGATATTTTGTGAGGTTGGATTGTATTTTTGCCATGCTCCTTTCTCATATGTATATACCGCTTTAGCACTTGAAAATGCACTGTTTCCATTTACTGTTCCCGCCGTTCCTACTAGATTCCAACCACTTGGAAGAGCATCAATATAGCTTTTTGTTGGTGTTAGCGTGCTGGTTTCATATTGTTTAGTTGGATTTACTTCGATGTAGTTGGATACATTATTCTCACGATAAAATCGAAACGTTGAATTAATATCTAAATTACTATCACTAATAGAAAGTAGATAAGTAGCAGGGTCATATATTTCTCTTGAAAAACTATTTCCATCTCGAGCTTGATAAAAGTCTATATAATATTGGTCAGCAAAATATCCATCTTGGTAAGCTTCAAAACTGTAACTACTGATTTTATAAGGCAATCCATCCTTTGGTTCAAAACGAATAAAAAAGACCCCATCCTCTTTCCATAGTGAAACATCAGCACACTTTATATCAGAATATGAATATGTTTTATAGCAAAATTCTTTGACATCTATACCCTTTGGTGGTAATTTATGTGTATAAATTTCCGCACTTATCGTTCCTATTATGGCTAATATTAAAATTAAAGTTTTCATTTCTTTTCCTTAAATTCTATCAAAATGGCCTACAACACGTCCTATGATTTGTAGGTTTTCTAAATCTTCGCCTATTATATACATAGGCTTAACCTCGTTATTTATACTGATCAGCTCTACTTCTTTTGTCTTAGGTTCTCTATTTAATCTTTTAACAAATACATCATCGTAATAACGTACAACATATATTCCACCGCTCATAACCGCGTTGTCATCATTTTCTATTGGACTTATAAAAAGAAGCTCACCAGATTGTATTAATGGTTCCATAGAGTTACCAACAGCATTTATAATATGCAAATTCTTAAATGAACGTATGCCCAAATGAGCACGCAAAAAATCAACATTAAATGCCATTGCTGTTGGTGCATCTTCATAATTAATAGCTCCACCGCCAGCACTTGCGTATGTTTCACTAAAATATGGAATATTGATTAGCTCGTTAGACGGCTCTTTTTTTACAACTTCTTTATGGTTTTTCTTGTTTTCTTGCAAAAACATGTTGCCTTTGCCTGTTAGGAGCCAATCATAGGAAACTCCCTCATTTTGTGAAATTTCATCTAATTTTTTATATGGAATCGAATTTCTATCTTTCCAATTACTTAACGTGTTAGGGTTTATATTTGCTACTTTTTTCAATTCTATATCTTGCTGAACCCCATAAACACGCTGTATTCGTTCAATTATTGAATTAATATTTCTTTTCAAATACACACCTTGTGAATAAATTTATAAATTACTCTTGACAAGTTACACATATTGTGTAATAATTCGCCTAACTAATTAATCAAATTAGCCAAATTATATAACCAAAATATAAAAAGGAGCATAAATGCAAAATGCATTAACAAAAATAGAGGGATGGAACCTCCACGAAGTAAACGGAGAACCTGCAATTAAAGATATTGATTTAGGTAAAAAGTTGGGTTATGAAAGACCTAGAGACATTCGTAAACTTATTAGACGTATCGAAGAAAACGGTAATTTTAACGGTGCGCTACCGTGGAGCACCCACGAAATTATTAGCGGAAATGAGACAAAAGTTTTTTATTTAACAGAAAAGCAAGCTCTAAAGGTTATCTCAAGAAGTGAAACAGAAACAGCGTTTAAAATTATGGATGAAGTAATTGACGTATTTCTTGAGTACCACCGCCACGGCTATGTTGCAAAACCTGAATTTATGCGTCAGCTAAATGAGACAAATGCTGAACTTGTAAAACTCATGAAAGATAAAAACACCCTAGAAGATGCACTTTTAACCCTTTCATTAGATGAGGCGAACAATAAAAGCATAGTTTCACTTTTGCAAGTTGCCGCTCTAAAGAAAAAAGGGCTTGAAAATAAAATGATAGCAAAAGCCTTAGAGATGAATCCATTATCTGTTAGAACTAAAGTTACAAAACTTAACAAAATAGGTCTATTAAATAGTACAAAAACATTTAGTGAAAAAACACCAACACTTTTTGATTAAGGGCGGCATTAAATGCCACCCTCTAAGCCTTTTTAGAAAAGTTTAGAGGGTGAGATTAGATGGCTCACCCAAAGTTTTGCATTTCATTCTCCTTTGAGGCTTTAACCTCATAGAGTCTATTTCCTATTCAATAGACTCTATTGAGTTTATGCTCAGTGTTATTTAAGCTATTAAAGCACCGCTTTTAGAGTCTTCGGACTTATGAAAGTTGATGCGTTCTTGAAGTTTTGAAATTTGTTGTTCGTAATCTGTTTTGAGGCTAGAAATCTCTTGAAAGTGAGACTCTTTTAACTCTAAAAGTTCTTCTTTTCGTTTAAGAAGTTCCATTTTTTGATTAAAAGCAAGCTCATCTTTATCTTTCAAGATGCGTTCTTGTTCTTTTAATATGAGTTCTTGCTTCATGATTTCATTGTGAGCTTTAACATAATAGATAAATCTAGTTATGAAAAAAGTCACTAATGAGGCAATAACTGTTAGTACAAGCATTGCAAAACATTCAGGACTAAGAAGCGGTTGAATTAGTTTAAAAATAGTGTCCATTTAAAAATCCTAAAGGAGGGAATATGTGCTTAACGATTTGCATAATCACAATTATAACAGCTGGTTGCTTAGGAGCTAAAAGAGGTAAAAAAGATATAGAAGAACTTTACAAGGTCTAACCTCATAAAGCCCATCACCACTACTGGTGGGTTTTGTTGAGTTTATGCTCAGTTAATTTTTGAGAGGAAACAAATGGCAGCAGTAAAAAAAGATTTTTCAATAGCACTTAAAGAGCGTGATGGTCGCACTTTAGTTGGTTTTGCTAAAAAACATAAATTGAACAAACAAACTATCTATCATACATTAGATGGAGATTATGAAAGACCAAACTTAAAAACATTACAAGCTTTCATCGCAGAAGATTTAGAAGAGTTTATCCATGAAAAATACAATCTGTATGTTACAGCAATGAAACTGGAAATGGCAGGCTAATGGATTATATAACTGTTAAAGATTTTTCAATTGCGCTTGGTATTACAGCAAGAGGAGCACGTAAGAAAATTGAACGTGAGCAAATAAAAACAAAAAAAGTAGGCAACAAACTTTTAGTATGTATAGACAGCCTAAGCCCTGAACTTCAAGAAAAAGTAAACGCACAGCGTAACCTTACAAAAGCACCGACACATACATCCCCATTCTCAACGCCTAAACTCGTCGGTGTTTCTGTAAAGTTACCTAATTCAAAAATATTAGATGAAAAAGTACAAAAGAAAGCTCAAATAGTATCACTTGCTTTAAATGTTCCTAGAGGCAAGAAAAAAGATGATTGGGTTAAAGAAGTAGCTCTAAAGTTTGATATTTCAGCAGCTACTATTTACCGCTATATAAAAGCCATGACAGTTGGCGAAAATTGCGAGCTAAGCGAGAAATATTTAGAACTTGATGGGTTTAGAATTGATTGGGGAAATGTAAGAGGTTGGGATATTGAAGCCTTAGATTGGAGCGTTGGAGTAATACTAGAGCAACCAACAGTCTCTCGTGGTTATGTTTTTGAAATGCTTCAAGATAAAGCTTTAGAAGAGAAATGGCGCATAGGAAGTGAAAAACGTTTTTATTTTCACATGAAAAAAATACCAGAGGCTCTATTAATCCGTTCCGCTCAAGGAAAGCGTGGCATTGGTAACGTGATAGCACCTGATATTAATAGAGATTTGAGCTATTACGAAGTTTTAGAACTAGTTGTAGGCGACCAAAACATTTTAGACTGGTATGTGTTCGATGATGAACAAAACGTAATTACTCCAGAGCTTTACATGTGGGTAGATATGCGTTCAATGAAAATAGTTGGCATAACTCCAACACTAGGCAAATACAATAAATACCTAATAGGTAAATCTCTTAAAATGGCATGTGAATACGCAGTCCCTCAAAACATCTACACAGATAACGGTAAACCTGAGTTGTCTCATTACATTACACAACTACGCCCACAACTAGCAGGTTCAAAGTTCCATGATTTAGATGAGCTACCTGCTGGACTTAAACGTGCAATGGGTCACAAAAAAGCAAAAGTGCGTAACTCAAAAGCAAAACCAATTGAGGGAATTTTTAACCACTTACAAAATCGTCTTAAAAACATAACAATGGGAGTTGGCTATAAAAAATACCTAAAAAAAGGAGAGCAAGACGAACAAATTCAAAACCGCCTAAAACAAGACATTAGAGCTGGACGCTTGTTTCATTATAAAGAGTTTTTTGACCTTTTAATGCAAGCGGTTGAGTGGTGGAACACACATGAAATAAGAACTAGAAAGATTGTACCAGATGAGGAGTTTAGAGCACATTTAAGAGACTCTAAATCTGTACGAATAGATAAAGACACTTTAGATTTTATTTTCATGCCTGTAAAAATGCTAAAGGTGCGAAGTTCAAAAATAGAAATAAAACATAGAGATTTAGAGTTTCCAATTAAATACTTCGCTAAAGAGCTCGGGTTTTACGCAGGTAAAAAAGTAGAGGTTCGCTACAACCCAGATGATGTTGATCACATTACAGTAGTAGACCCCCAAAATAGAGAAATCATAGCAATAGCCCAGCGTTCAGATGCAATTAATCCAAAAGATATGAAGCAGTTAAAAGAGGCTATGAAATGGCAAGGAAACGTAATAAAAGCATGGGAGGAAGTTTACAAAAATTACACGAAAAAATATAAAAGACCAGTTACAGCGCAAATTGGTGCGTATGACCACGCAGCTAATGAAGTTGTTAAAAAGACCAAGACAATAAAACGTACAAGTAAAACACTAGCTATGACTAACGAAGAGATTAATCGTTCGTTAGCTCAAAGCTTAGAGAAAACATCTTAAAGGAGATATTTTGAAGACATTAGAAAAATTAAAATCAATAGCTGGTTCAAGTAATGCAGATATTGCAACAGCACTAGATACTAGTGTAGCAACCATTAGTGGAGCTATTAATGACTCTCTAAAAAGTAATAAAAAAGCTCTTTATCAAGAAGAGATTAGAACATATTTAGAAGAAATAATTGCAAAGCGTACAGGTTTTATAACAGCTGACCAGAAAATGGCACTTAATTTTTTAGAGGCTTTCCATGCAAAAGAGAAAGCTACATCTCTTATGATGGTTGGAGACAGTGGCATTGGCAAAAGTACAGTAGTTAAAAATATGTTCTCAGATAAACACGCAGACGTGCTTTATTTTAAAATGAGACGTAACTTAACAGTTTCAAGGATGATGTCTAAATTATTAGGAGTTGTAAGTAGTTCAGATTATGGAACAACAGACCAAAAGTTTGACCGCTTTGTAAAAGGTCTGCGTACCAAAAACATAAAGACCATAATTATAGATGAAGCAGATTTAATTGTCAAGGATTCACATGAGACATTTAATCGTAAGTTTGAGATATTTCGTGAGCTTTATGAAAATGGTTTTCATGTTGTCATAGTTGGACTTCAAGTTTTAGAAGAGGCTTTTCGTGAGCTTACAGAAGATTACGTGCAAAGAAGAATGGGTAAGTTTTTAAGACTTGGAATCACAATTGAAGAGATGAAAATATTTTGGGAGAAAGAGTTAGGTTTTCCTTTAAATGATGAAGCTAGTGACATTATTAACGGTTGTATTGATGCTGGATATTTAGGAACTCTAAAAGAGCTACATGAGAACTACCAAATTACAAATAATTTCAAAGTAGCTAATAACCTTGTTTTTAATCTTAGAAGGGAGAAGTCATGACAGTAAAAAAGTTAAGTGAACATACGGTGATAGTTGTAGAGGGGAAAATGATAATTAATTTAGATATGGAAGATGCGCAAGATTTAGCTTACCAGCTTCTTCGTGTGATTGATAAAAATAAATCCCATCCATTAGATGAGAGGCATCCAGAGCTTTCCACAAACCTCACAAAATAGTGAGGTTGATGGAGTGCTGCAGCCTCTTAAAAAACAAGGAGTTCTCTTATGGGACAGGCAAAAAAACTAGCGATTAAAATCGCCAAACAAATGATGAAAAGGAAAAAACGTGGTAAACGTAAAAATAGCAAAACAGACAGATAAAATCAAAAGCGTCAAGGTTGAAAAAGCCATTGAAGAGCTTGCAAAATTAAAGCAAGTCTCAGATGATGCTAATGATCAGATGAAAGCTCACAAAGAGACAATCATTGAAGAAGCACGTAAACAGCTTGATGGTACTGATATTCAGACAATTTCATTTGGTGTTAGTGAAACTGAGGTAAAAGTCTCATTTTCTTATGACATCAAAATTCAAGATGAAGATAATCTTCTTGCACTATTAGGAGATAGATATTATGACTTAACAACTGAGAAAAAAGTTATATCTCCAACAACTAAACTTAAAGAGATGGCTCTTGAAGATGATGGGTTGAGTGACTATATGAGTATTAAAGAAAAAGCTCCAGCTGTAAGTGTGAAAAAGTTATGAAATTAGCACTTATAGTAGGACACGATGAACATTCTCAGGGTGCAATAAATGAACGCTCAGGTCTTAGTGAATTTGAGTTTAACAAAGCCTTAGCTCATGAAATTGAGTACGGACTGCGTGGTAGTAGCATTATATGCAAGATAGTTTTTCGTACAGATTACGCAAGATTGCCACTAGAGGTTAATAATCTTAAACCTGATTTTATTGTGAGCTTACATTGTAATGCTTATAACACAAAAGCCAGTGGAACTGAAGTTCTTTATTACCATAGTTCAAAAATTGGTCGTGTTATGGCAGAACTTTTTCAAAATTCACTACTTGGCGCATTAGGTTTAGCCAATCGTGGAGTTAAACCAAAGCATAGTGAAGATAGAGGTGGTTTTTTACTGCGCTACACACACGCACCATGTGTAATTTGTGAACCTTTTTTTATTGATAATGATGAAGATTTAGATGTTGCAGCGTCACGTCAACATAGACTAGCTACGTCTTATGTTGATGCAATTAAAGATATTGCAGAGGTAATTTCATAGAGTTCGCTTTTGCGGACTCTTTTGAGATTATGAAGAAAGGATATTTATGTTTAAATTTTTAGATATAGCATCACTTAGTGACTATGATGCTGATTTTATTGAAAAAGTTAGACCAATTCTAAAAGAAAATCCAAAAGGCATTAACCAAAAGAACTTACTTGAAGCTCTTGGACTGCCTGAAGATAATAAAGCAGGTCGTGAGGCACTAGCTAAGTTTACGGGCAAATATTGGAAAATTGTTAAAGGTCTTAAAAATGCAAACTTTTATCATTTAATTGTAGAAGATACTGCGCATACTGAACAGACAGGAACAGAATATGAATAATCAAGACTTACTAATGAAACCTATATTATTTAATACTGAAATGGTTAAAGCTATTTTTGACGGACGTAAAATGCAGACACGTAGAATTGTTAAAGGTTCACATGAAGAGTGGATAATGCAAAGACAAGCTTTTATAGATAACTTTGCTAAATACAAAGTCGGTGATGTTCTTTATATTAGAGAAACATTCGGTGAATTTACACATACAAGATTTGACGGAACACATACAAAGATTATTTATAAAGCCGATAGAGATTTAGAGTATAGAGGTGTTAACCCTAGCAACTCAGGTGAGTTTTTTCATGGATGGAAACCATCAATCCACATGCCAAAAGATTATGCTCGCATATTTTTAAAAGTTACTGACGTAATGGTTGAAAAGTTGCATGATATAAGCCATTCTGACTGTTTAAGTGAGGGCGTAATTCAATTTGGAAAAGAAGCATACATTGATTATGAAAATCGAGGATTTGCAACATTAACTGCTATAGATAGCTTTAGCACACTTTGGAATGTTACCGCTCAAAAAGGTTATAAGTGGAATGATAACCCATATGTTTTTGTTTATGAGTTTAAAAGAATTAAACTATGAGCCAAAACTACGATGAAAGTTCAAAGCCTGAAACATGGCAAAAAGGCTTAGAAGAACAAAAAGCAATAGAAGAGCTAAAAAAGGCTCTTGGTAATCTCCAAGCTGGATATAAATGTGCTGGTGTTCATAATGGAATTTTAAAAATAACATTTGTTTCACGTGCTCACCAGCAAGAATTTATACATAAAAAAGAGCAAATTCTAAATGAGATGCGCCATATCTTTAAGGAAAAAAAGCTTTATAGAAAGATTACATTTAATAGCGTAATAGCAATATACACTTCTAAACCAAATGTAAAACAAACTCAAAAAAGAAAAAATTTAGAACTTCCATATCATGAGCGTGCAACTGGTAATTTTGAAATAACATGCGATGGAAAACTAGGAACACTCTTTAGGCAGATACAAGACAATATAAAAAAGCATACTAGACATAACCCAAAAGGAGACAATCAATGAAGATGAGAAGTAGAAAAAAATTGAATAAAAGAGAATTTGACCGTAAGGCTCGTAATAATATAAATTTTTTTGGAGTAAGTCCATTAAAAATTGATGGAAAAGCAATATTACATCTTGACCTTGATAGACCACTAAATGGAGTAAAAAATGAAATTCGCAAGAATGAAGATTAGTAGGCTTATCGGCATAGCTCACGCTGCTAAATCAAAACGCTTTTCTAGTGATGATGAACGTAAAGCTTTTTTACAATCACGCTACAACAAAGAGAGCCTAAAAGATTTAAGTAAATCCCAATTAATAGAGTTCATTAATTACTGTAATGGAATTATCCGTGAAGTTCGTATGATTGAGGAGTATAGAAATGGTCTCGGACCATCTACTGGACAAATCAAATTAATCAACAATTTACAAAAAGCACTTAACTGGGATGATGCAACATTTGCTGATTATATATACAGACAAACTCGCAAAAAAACAAACGCAAACATTATGCTTCTTACTCAAAAACAAGCTACTTCTATAATAGTTGGAATGAATAGAAGCTATGAATACTCTCATGGAGTTTTATATACTGAAAAGGACAAATAATGTTGTGTCCACATTGCCTAAATGATAAAACACCTGTACTAAAAACAGATAAAGCAAAAAAAATAATTCGCCTTAGAAAATGTAGTGAGTGCAGTTATGTATTTGTTACACAAGAGTTACATCATTGCAATATATGTGATAGTGAAAAAAGCAAAGTATCATCTACAGTGAAAGATTTAAAAAATAAACGTTTTAGAATTTGCCTAAATTGCACAAACCGCTACATTACCTATGAGGCAGTATTTATAGATCATCTTTGGAGCTACTATGTCGAACTCTACTCTTAAAGCACTACTTAAAGCAAAAGCTAAAGAAAACCAAGACATTGAAACACTAATTAATAATTTCATTAAAGAACAGGGCAAACTTGCAAAAGATAAAACAGATACTTTTTTAACAGAGCTTATGGTCTATATTTTAAAAAATGCTAACTCAAACAAAGATAATCTTTTAAAACTTGTAGAGGCAAAACTTTCTCACTTGCAGTATGACGTGAGTATTGATGCACTTGAGATAATTTACGCTAAAACAGCAATTGAAGCATCAAAGGCAGGCATTAAATTCACATTTGATAAAGTAGATGTAAAAGCACTTGAAGCAATGAGCAAAAATTTTATCTGGTTAAAAGAAGATGGTTCACAAAGAGCGCAAAAACAGATTAAAGATGCAGTAGAAAAAGCTTTTAAAGGTGATCTAAAAATTAGAGAATTAGGGGCACACTTAAAAGAAAAATTTGGAAGCATAAGCAAACAAAGTGAGAGCTATTTTCAAGGCGTGGCAGACCACATAATTAGACAAAATCAAAACATAGCAAGACTGCGTCAATATGAAAAATCAGGTTCAAAATATATTCAAATAAGTGCAGTAATTGATTCTAAAACTTCAGACATTTGCAGGTCTATGAATGGACGAGTTATCGAGATTGCTCACGTTAGTTCTCAAGCTGACGCACTTCTTAGTGCAAAAAATGTTGATGAGAAAAAGAAAGCTAGTGCATGGCTTAAAGGTGCACAGTTTGGAAAGCTTCCAACTAATTTTGGACTGCCACCATATCATTTTAGATGTAGAACTAGGATAGTAAGCTATAGTTCTGCTAATTTAGACGTTGACGGCAAAAAAACAACAGGCGCTAAAAGTTCAAAAAGTAAATATAAAGGTAAGCAAGTTCTATTTTCGCATGTGGATAAAATAGGAGTTGAGAGGATTGTAACTCGTGATACTTACGAACATTATTCTTATAGCGATAAACCACCTAAAAAAGATTTAATATCTGCTATGAATTCTATAACAGAGATTGCACCACATGCAGATGTTCACGGACGATATGTTGCATTAACTCAAAAAAATATTGTTCTTGTTTATCAAGATAAAGAACTTTGGACAGCAGTTCAACTGCCGAGTAAGAATAAAGCAAAGAACTATTTTAAAACTAGTGCGTTAAAATCACAACAGGAGATTATTAAATGGAAAAAAGAAAATTTATTATCGAAATTGGTGAACGTCATTTTCTCATCAAAAGAAAAGATTTAATATCTGTAAATCTTACAAAACGTAATGATGTAGATTGGACATCAGAATACTTTGCAGGCTTTTTTCTAAAAGACGATAAAATTGTAGAAATATCAGATATGTTAGCATTTGAACGAGAGATAACTCGTGCATCAGATGATAAACGCTTCCATGAAGAGGTAACATTTGAAGTTAAATTCTTAGATAAGAAAATGAAACCTCATACCTTTGATGGTGACTTTATAGAAGCTCTAATATGGATAAATAAAAGTTGGGAAAATTGGTATAAAGAAGATGACAAATGAAAATGAAAAATTAAAAGAGCTGCTTTATGACATTGGTAAAGCAGTAGAAAAACAAGCTACAGAAAACGCACCACTTGACACAGGTGACCTCAAAAATGACATTCAAATATTTGACGATAATATAAATAATCTTTCCATCTCGATAGGTAACTCAACAGCAGTTGAATATGCTAAGTTTGTACATGAGGGAACTGGTATATATGGAGCTAAAAAAAGACGTATAACTCCTACAAAAAAGAAAGCTCTAAAAACTCCATTTGGGCTTAGAAAATCTATCAAAGGTCAAAAGGCTCAACCCTACTTAGAAGATGCACTTCAAGAAGTTGTAAACTCAGGTCAGATGGATAGAATGTTAGCCAATTATGCAGATGATTTAGGTGAAGATATTTTTAAAAGTATTGAAGAAAGTTTATCTGCGCTTAAAAAGTAG